ATCTTTATCTTTTGGCTGGTAGTGCCAAGCTTTCACTTGTAAAGTAGCTTCAGCAAACTTATCGTTACATTTAGCAAAATCTTCTTCAGATTTAATATCTTCTGCAAACAATGTAAAGAATATATCTGCAACTTTCTTTTGTCCTTCTTCACTTGATAAATCAAGAAACGGACTGAAAAGTCTACGCCCAGCGTTAGCCTGACCATCTGCAACTTCAAGTTCATATCTTAAGAACTCATGACCCTTATAATCTTCTTTGTCACCTTCATAAGGTTCCACCCTTGAGTAATTCACTACACAGTTGTAAGTCCCCTTAAAAGGTTCAAATCCATCAGTAATCTTTTCCGGTTTATAATCTTTTAAAAATTCAAAAGCCATTATTTTTCCTCCTTAGTTTTAAAATACTTAATCAATTCTTTATAATCCAATGGTAACACTTCAGGCAACAATCCTGTCCTATCACCGGCTTCCCAATTCATACTTGGCTTAGTTTTTATCACTCTCCTTTCCTCCCCATCTTGAGCAATCTCACTATCTACAAATAATATCAAATCCGACATATTTAAAAAGATGTTCTTATTCTTACCGCTTATAGAAATAGTCCACCTGTTATACTTCCTTGTCTTAGTTTCTATTTCTTCTTTAACTGAATGTGACACCATGACTAGTCCATATGGCATACTGGCAAGTTTCATAATAACTCTATTCAATTCGGAAGTTACTAAATGCCAACCTTTTCCATGAGCGAGTTCCGAAGGATGATTAATCCCATTCTCTGCACACACCGCAGCTGAACAGTAAACAACCAAGTTATCTATAGTATCTATTATAACCGTCTGAAAGTCATGCTTTCCGCCAGCTATCTCTTTACAAGCTGCAAGGAAAGTTTCCCAACTATTACAATTAGTTTTAAATACTTCCAGATGGTTTAACCCAGCTTCAGTTGCTAAGAATATAGGTTTAGGAAATTGGCTACACAGCGTTGACTTCCCTATCTTAGCTCTCCCATAGATTAACGTAGTTTGCTTTTCTAAACCTAAGACTTTCTTAGATTTCTCTTGTGGTAATAAACTCATAACATCCTCCTGTCTAAAATATCGGTTTCTTAGTTTTAACCTTCTCCCTTTGAAAAGGCTGGCTTAAATAAGTTTCCTGGTTCTTCAAAGCATATTTCATTACATGAGTATCCATAAGCTTTGATTTTAAAACTTCAAGCTGTTTAACATCTATAAGGTCTGATTTTTGTAACGCATTTAATAAGAATATAACTGTATCTCGTAACACTTGTATCTTTTCTTTATCGGTATACTTCTCTTTCTTCTTCGCCATACTCCCTCCCATTTCTACCAAAAGCTCTCAACTGTTTCCCTTTACTACATGGCATATAATCTTTACAATGATGAACCAATGACATATTACTTAAGTTGCTTCCCACCGGACACCAATCGTTAGAACTACAACTGTCACATAAATGATATATCTTACGCCTCATAGTTACTCCCCAATCGTTAAAATAATCAACCAGATACAAATTATTCCAAAGAATAAAAATGTAATGATAATCGGCATTCTAATCAACGAAGCTCGTTATAATAAGTAATGTCGCAAAACATATAAAAAATACTCCCAGAAAAATCTTCATAAATATTTCCTCCTCTTATTAAAATCATAGTTAGGATTCTCTTTTATATTCTTACCAATAACCCAATCCATAAACTGAAATAGTGTTGCATTCGCTGGAACCCATTTAGTTTCTTGTTGAAACAGTTCTACATAATGACCTAAATCATCTACAAATATTTTGGTAGCGTTCATATAATCACCTCCGGTACATCTATCCCACTATCTTCTAAATGGTTTATATGGTCACAAACGCCCTCTTCAATAAAATCGTTACAATCACAATATATCCGATAATCTTTATCACGATACAAATAATGTTTCATACAAGTCTTGGTATCTTTAACTATACAGAACAATTTCGCCGCCTTCGGAACAACATTAGTTTCTCTTGGTTTAATAGTAACATCGTATTGACGTTTATCTATTTGATCCTCTAGTATAAACTTTAACGAATCAGCTAAGTAGTGCATTTTCTTAATCTCAAAATTCTGTGACTCTTTTAACTGACAAGCTATCTCAAAACAGTAAGTATCTTTCATAACTCCCCCTTATTTGAATCTGGCAAAAAGAGGTTTTAAACCCTCTTATTTTTAGTCAAATTAATTGATTTTAAGCGATTTGCCCCCTGTTCCACAATTTTCTTACGTTGAACGTCTGTCAGGGTATGCCAACTTTTTATTCCAGCCCACTCTTTTTTTGTAAGTCCTTTATATGGCAAGAGTTGTAGATATTTTTTACCAATCTTTAACCGAGTAGGTTTTTGAGCCTTACATTTATCTTCATCAGGCAATCTTCTTGACCTCAAATCTATATTAGGATCTAAAGGACATTTAGGTGCAGAACACACATTAAAACTTGGACATTCACACATCGGTTGGCTCATATCATCTCCCTTCGTTATTCTACTTCATTTCCCCAAGAATCAAACGCTGCTCCACAATTATTACATTCCCACCACTTATTTTCATGTTCCCCTTGCTCATTCATAAATTTTGACTCTTTTTCCAACATTTCTTTATCACAAAATGGACAAACTGGATAATTTAGCATAAATCCCCCCTTATTTAGCTAATCGTTTATACTTTTGTATATAGTTTTGTGTTTCTTTCGGAATTCTATATTTATATTGTGGAAAACAGTATTTTATACCGGCATTATAAGCTGAAAGCACTAAATCCAAGTTTTCTGGATCTAAACCATAATGTTTTAACAGTTGTGGAATTCTGACATGGAAATACCAATAAGCAACCTTATAACAATCCTTATCATTATACATACTTTTCATGTTTAACATAGATTTTTTGTGAAATTGGCGATAATCAGCCAAACACACTTCAGTTATCTGCCACTTTCCGGTGGCACCACTATGCTTATTATATTTATATTTTCCGTTGGAAGATTCGATTTGTGCAATAGCTTTCATATCGATTTCTAAACCATATACACATGAAGAAATAGTTAGAAAAATAAGAATTGCAACTAGAAATTTCATGAAATACCTCCCGCTTAAGTCAAATATACCTAATAGTTTACAAAAAGTCAAATATTTTCTTAACATTTTTTTAAAAAACTCTTTAACTTAGTCGTTATCGGCACTTGCAAGCGGTTTTTTAAACAAAATATCCGGCTTTTTTTCAAACTGAAATTTGTTAGACCCCCTAAACCCACACCGCCGACACCAACGATCCACCGCTGTCGTTTGCACCTGACTAGAACCACATTTTGGACATTGTAACTTTATCATGAGAAACCTCCTTAAAGTTTTTTTGGAAAGAGCCTCGCACACGAACTTAGCAAATGATTTTCAGGAAAATGGCATATGAAAACCAAAAATTGATTTACTTTTCCTGTGTGTGACGAAGTGTTTCCTTTTCTCTTGTTATGTTTTTATACACTTAGCCATATAAATATACTTATAGCTATACATATCTTACCATGTCAATGAGCAAGTACTTACAGTTGATTACATCTTAAAGCCTTCTGTATTCCAATTATTTGTTTCATTGTTACAAGTGGGACATTTAACCTTGTCATGCTCAACATCTTGGAGTATGTAATACTTTCCGCAATGCTCACATTGTCCATAAACCTTTGTTTTTTCTGCTTGCTTCATGGTTTCACCTACCTTTTCATAAAAGCTTGTACGCCGTCAAAATTGACATTCAAATATACTATTGTGTCTGTTGTATCAGTTTTTATAGCTTTTTGGATCTTTTCTAGTGGATCATTTTTACTTACATTCCAATTAGATAAGCTTGTAGCTTCAAAGCGTTGACCTCTGAAACTTACTTTATCGCTTGGAATATAACCCTTATTAAGATCTCTTTTAATCCATACTTTCATGTTTCTCACCTCCCTTGCTTATGTAATTGTTTACCTCATCAGTTAAGCCGTAACAAACGACTCAAGACGCCCCTTTTACAGGGCGTTTCGGTATTAATGGCCAAATTGTGACATAGTTTCATAATAAACACTACCTTTGGCATGAGGGTCAAAACTTCCCAGCCTCTTATTTTTCATACTCCCATCATTGCAATATGGATATGAGCCACGAAGTATTAAATCGCCATTGTAGTCCGTTTTAATCCTTAAAGTGAATATATCGCCATAAGGTTCATTAGTTGGTTCTTGCTTCCATGTTTGGCAACTTGCCCCACGATTGATATAACTTGTCATTCTACATTTAGCACTTTTACCGCTTTTGGATACTTCCAACACTATTACATAGTCATAATTAGTCTGATTCTTTTACTTCTTCATTTATCATACTAATTAGTTCTTCGGTATTAACTTCTTTACTAACATTGCTTGGTCTTAGCTGGCTTTGATGTCTGCTTGTTGATACAGAATACTTATCACTATTTTCATACCATATACCATTAATGCTAGCATACATTGGAAAATGTTTACCATAGGAATAAACAACATATTTATTCCCTTCCCAAGTTCCAAAGGTATTGCTTGCTTTGAACTATTGGCGTGCGTTAACGCAGCTTTTTGCCTCTTTGTTTGATGTTCTAATCATCTTTCTACCTCCTTTGTTAGTGTTGCTTGTTTTATCTTGGTTTTTGTTTAACATCTTATCTCCCTTTGTTAACTCTAGTATATCACACACTCACACATTGTCAAGTATTTATTTTAACTTTTTTTGCCTTTTAAAAACCGCAAAGTCTTTTTGATATATCATCAAAGTCTAGCCATTATATATGTTTAGTATTATTTCCTATATATGGAAGCTTTAGGTTAGGTTGGGGATAGTCTATGCATTTTTGAGTATATGCTCATAAATAAAAGAAAGCGCTCCACTTTGCCCTATGTATGCGTATAAATAGCCAGATATACACCCAAAAGCTTTATTTTTTTAGATTTCTTCCCCGTAGTTAACATAATATATATTATCGGCGCTTTGTTTGCTTTGTTTTGTTGTAAATTGCTCAAGATTTGCTTGTAGAAGTGCTTCGTGCAAGGGGCGGGGGGATACAACTACATCTATACTTCCACCTAAGCTCCAGGGTATAAAATACATTAAGTGACACAACAGTTAGCTTTACAATATCCATAAAAAAATGTTTACAAAAGTTGACAATATACTATATGTAGTGTATACTTTGTAATGTATACAATATGTAGTATATGACATTGTTTTTTTGTTCATTTAAAGAATGGTTTGTGGCAGAATAAGCCGACCTTTGGGTTAATGTACTGTACCGTCAGGTAGCCGAAAGACCGAGGGCAACGCTGTAGGTTGGATTAGGACTAATGGAAACATTAGAGAAGATGGCGAAAAAAGATAGACTAACAAATACGGTCTGTTGGTATAGGTACTGGTTAGATGTCTTTTATCATGGTGCAAAGGCAGACCAGTTGTAGGTAATGCAATCAATCCTACCAAACTATTTTTTAAACAAAAGGGGAAGCGTGGAGCAAAAGATAGTAGTTGCAGACGAATATGAGGCACGGGTAGCCGAGTTCGATCTTAAAGACGAGCAACACCAATTCTTATTAAATTATCCTGATATGCCGAACCGAAACCGGCAAAACTGCGAACTTATTGGGATCAATGTCAATAAATTTTACAGATGGCGTAAACAGCCGAAATTCAAAGCTGCCCTGAAAGTGGCTCGGGATGAGGCTAATTCACGGCAACGGCTTCGTGATATGGAACACGTTGAACGTGCTGAAGATCAACTTTTTGAAAACATTTTAAACGGCAAAGAAGTTAGCCTTTTATTTTATTTGAAAAACCGGTGTCCAGAGCGTTGGAAAAACGATTATGAATTAGGCCAGGTATTTATCCAAAACAATAAATTAAATATGAACTTTATTAAAACAGAATTTGCAGAATTATCAAATAAAGATTTGTTGAAAAAGATAGACGGGATGGCACGGGAAATTCAAATCGCTAAAAAAGAGGGAGAAAACGATGAACTTAGGAATTTGTAAAGCGTGTAGGCAACGCAACGAGTTACACGGGGGTCGAGATGGTATGGGTTATTGCGAAAGTTGTCTAAAGAATGGTGCTGATTTAGATAACAGGTTTCGTGAACCTAACGAAGAAAAATTAGATATGTTAAAACCATCTGAAAGAGATTTTACGAATGCTAGTGGCCCGGCACTAAGCCACAAACAAGAACTGTTAGATTTTATTATCAGTCATGTAGATTCTAACTGGATAGACAATTTTCTTATAAGTTATATGGAACAGTTAAAACAATCTTATGGCTGGGTAAATGTTTTACAAAATATTGATAACGAATTAATTCTTTTCAGGATGGCAACTGAACTAGGTTACGGCAAGATAGAGCCAGAAACCACATTAGATTATCTAAGAGGTTTAACTACTGAAACAGTTTCAACTGTAGTAGAAGGAATTGATAAACGAGCTAAATATGGCAAGAAGTCAAAAGGAAGAAAATCTAAGAAAGTTGCTACTGGAGTTGAACCAAAGGCGTAAAGCGAACCCTTTGGCGTTTTTTATTCCTAATGGTAAGCAAGAAGAATATTTAAAAGTTCCGTCTTTTATAAATATATTCTCTACCGGTAACGGTGTTGGCAAAACTGTATGTGCTGTTAACATGATAGGGAATCTTCTTATGGGGCCACAAAACGAATGGTTCAACATACCACGTTACGATAATTTTCCTAGACCTAACACAGGTCGTATAATTTCTACACATAAAAATATTGAAGCAAACATTCTTCATGCTGTCCAGGAATGGTTACCCAAACATACATATATGGCTCGTAAGGGCGGTAAAACTTTTTATTCTAAGTTTGAGTTTATGAACGGCTCAAGTTTTGATCTTATGACATATGATACCGACCCGGAACAGTTTGAAGGTCCCACATTAAATTGGATATGGTTTGATGAGCCGCCTCCACAACGTATCTTCTCAGCTTGTGTTTCACGACTTAGAAAAGGTGGACTCATAATTATTACGATGACTCCACTATATAGTGGTGGCTGGTTATTTGACAAGATTAACGACCCTTTCTCTAACGCTGGTGACTATTTTCTTGTAACAGCAGAAATTGAAGACAATTGCAAGACTCACGGCATACGGGGTATATTGAATCACGATGATATAGAACGGATTATTGCTGAATATCCTCCTGAGGAAAAAGCGGCAAGAATATCTGGCGAACCAATACATTTATCGGGGCGAATCTTCTCCCTGTTTGACCCTGATGTGCATTGTGTAACTCCCGAACACCTCCCGATCTCTGATTCGACTTTATACCTCGTATGCGACCCTCATGATAGAAAACCGTTTGCATTAGGTTGGTATGTAATAGATTCTACGGGTGACGCATATATAGTTGATGAATGGCCAAACGATCCGTACCATTCAATGAAGTCTTGCGATTTAACAATAAAAGATTATGTAGATATTATAAATGAGAAAGAAAAAGCTTTAGGACGTAAGTCTGAGGTAAGAATCATAGATGCTCGTTATGGTAATCGTAAATCTGTACAAACCGGAGATACTATCCGGGACGAGTTTGATGATTATGGTATACATTTCATGAATAGTTACACAGATGAGAATGCTTCTATACTTACAGGCCACCAAAGAATTAAAGAGATGTTATGGTATGACAGAGATTCTGAGATTTCACATACTAACAAACCAAAACTATTTTGTTCCAAAAAATGTTTGAACCATATATACGCTTTCTTGCATTATGCGTATGCAGATAACAAGCGTATGGAATCAGCGTTAAAAGAGAAACCTCAGGAAAAATATAAAGATTTCATGGATTGTCTTAGATACTTCGTAATGGATAATCCTTATGTAGATAATCAAGAAGAAGTCTATGAACCTCATGTGCCGACTAGTTGGGATAAGTACCGACAAGGTGAAGCACTAACAAGTTATGGAGTTTAAATATGGCTAAAGAAAAAGAAGTTAAACAAAGTCCAGTTAGTTTAAAGAAAGTAAACAAACTAAACCTTAACCAAAAACGTGAGGATTTTATAAAAGATTTAAGGGGTAAGATTAGTAAAGATGTGGGAGACAGGGAAACTCGTGATGAGAAACTTGAGAGATGGTATAAGAAACGGTACGGGATTAGACCTTCTAACAAAACTTTTCCTTGGCCAGGTTCTTCGAACATCAACATTTTCTTGACAGACGAAAAGATACGCCGAATGAAACCTAATTATGTTAACTTAGCTTTTGAAGGTGACCCTGTAGTACAGTTTCAAGCTTTAGGTGCAACGCCGTTAGAACGTGCACAAGCCGGTGAACTTCTTATGGATTGGCTACTACGTTTCAAGATGAACCAAGCTCCCGGTATAAACTACTTCCGTGGATTATCACTTGCAGTTGATCGTATGCTTGAAAAAGGTAAAGGTTATGTAAAAGTAGTTTGGGATTATGATGCACATAATACTACTAGTATAATAGATTTAAATGCGTTACCTGCCGAAGTGCAACAAGTTTTAGATGATCCTTTAGTAACAGATGAAGATTTGTTAGGGTTAGTTTTTGGTCTTACGGGTTTAAACCCGGAAATAGACGAAGATTTAGAACAAGCGGCTTCACTTGTAGAACAATTTCGTAACCAAGATACTCTATTAAAATATAAAAATAAAACTGTTATATATAACGGGCCTCGTGTAGTACCTGTAGATGATAGAGATTTAATTGTTCCGTCATTTACTACCGATATACAAAACTGCGTAAGAATTACACATCGTATACATATGACAGAAAACGATTTGCGTACAGCAGCAGACGTTGGTAAGTACGATTCTAAAGCAGTTGAAAAAGTTTTAGATGCTGTAACGAACCCAACTACAAGGGCAACTAACCAAACCGTAGCGAATACTACAACTTTAGATAATATCCAAATCTTGAAGATGAATCGTGAAGGTGCAGGTCAGTTCCAAAAAGATACGGAACTCATAGAAATCTGGGAAGTTTATACTTGGTATGATATAGACGGTGATGGAGTACAAGAAAAAGTTGTTATTACTATGGATCCACAGACTATGGAAGTGCTTAGGTTTATTGAGTTCCCATATGACCATTATAAATGGCCTTTTGTAGTGTTTGACTATGAATTAAATGATGATAGGTTCTATTCACAAAGAGGTCTACCTGAAATCCTTGACCATTATCAAACTGTTCTTACAGTTCAAGAGAACGCTAAACTAGATCGTATGACACTTGCTAACTCATTACAGTTTAAGTATCGTATCGGTGCGGTCAACATGAAGAATATCCGATTTATCCCAGGACAAGGTATCGGTGTACATCGTATGGAAGATTTACAAGAGCTACCTATACAAAACTTAGACGTTTCGTTTGACCAAGAGATGACTAAGGTCCGTGGACTTGCAGAATCTTATATCGGTCAACCTGATATAGCTGCTACAGCTAGTGATAGACGTACAGCGTTTGAAATAAGTGAACTTACTTCCATGGGTAAACAGGTATTTTCGTTTGATTCAAGACTTTTTAAAGATAGTTTAACAAAACTTTATGACCAAGTATTTGAATTATGGATTCAGTTTGGCCCGGATCAAGTTGAGGTTCGTATTACTGGTTCTCAGCCGATAGTTTTAACTAAACAAGACATACTTGGCAACTTTGTTATCGTTCCAAGTGGTGATTTTACTGTTTTAAGCAGAACTTTAGAGGTACAAAAAGCTTTTTCTGAGCTTCAGTTAGCTCTTGGTGACACAAGTGGTGCTATAGACCAATACGCAGCATGGGAAAACTATCTAATCAAGTCTGATCCTCGTGGTAGCAAGAGAATCTTGCGTAGCAGGGAAGAATTTCAACAAATTCAGCAGCAACAGCAAGCTGCACAGCAACAAGCTATAGAAGATAAGAAGGTAATAGCAGGTAGAAAACCTGCACAACCACAAATCGGGGACGCTGCAACAGGTTTAGTACAGTCTGGCAGCTTATTAAGAGGAGGTAGAAGTGGACAGGGAGTCTAGAGAACAGCTACATATTTACGAATCTTTAATAGAAAAGAAAGAACAACTATTAGATTTAACTAAACATCCAGCTTGGTCGGAATTCTTAAAAGAGTTAGGCGAACTAAGAGTTGACTCACTTTCAGAAGCTATCAAAGAAGGTGATACAACTGATGCAAAAGCGTATGCAAGGGCTTTAAATGTAATGATTAACTTCTTATTGTCGTTAGACAACACAGTTGAGCTAGACAATTTGCAGTTACAAAAGAAACGGTTACAAGAAGACATAGAAAGGTTTGAAAGAGATAGGTATAGAACACACGAAGAAACCATGACTGGATTGGGGGGAACCATATGAGTCCATTAAAACGTGGTACAAGTAAGAAAGTTATATCTCAAAATATTAGTGAACTTGTTTCAAGTGGTAGGCCACAACGTCAAGCTATCGCAATCGCATTAAGCGAAGCTAAACGAAAAAAGCGAAAAAAGAAAAAGAAGGGGAAATAATGGCTAGTGTTTATAAAGAGAAAATAATAGATATTTATAATCAGGCTATGAAGGATGACCCCATAAGACGTAACACAAAGCTTATGGAATGTATAGTTTTAGGAATGTTGGCGTTAATTGATGACAAGGAGGATAAAGATGGCAAGTGATATGGTAAAAGATGTATTAAATCCTATAGGTAAGCCTAATAAAATGGAAACCAATATAGGTGCTGTTAAAGCTGGGCCAGCAAAAAAGTTTGATACAAAAGTTAATATGACAGGCGTGAAATGGTCAGGGGCTAGTTATTCGCAACCTGATAGACCTGCAAAAAAAGAAAAAGTTCATAACCCTTATGCTGGAAAGGGAAGATTTTAATATACCTTACTTGACGGGTCAAAGTCATGGACTATAGTCAGCACACCTGACTTAAAACAAGTGAAGAAAAGGAGAGAAAAATGGCTAAGAAGAAAGCAGAAATAGTAGAAACACCAGACGAAACTCAGGAAGTTGTTGAAGAACAAGTAGCTGAGGAGCAAGTTGGGACTGAGGAAACCCAACCAGAGGAATCGTCTACCTCTGAAGAAGAAGCCTCTGAACTTACAGTAGAACCTGTTGAGGAACAACCTCAAGAGAGTGATACTGAAAAGCTTCGGTTACAGATGGAAAAGATGCAAGACTCTATGCAGAAACGTATAGATGAACTTACATACAGAGCCAAAAGTGCCGAAGAGCAAGCCAAGTCAAGTAAGGGCAAGACTTGGGACGATTTATCAGTTGATGAACTCAAAAAATACCGGACATATTATCGCCAAGAAGCGAATGATAGTATGGTAGATTTCTTAAACGATAAAATCGTAGAACAAAGTACAAAGCAACAAACTTTGGAACAAATTAAATTAGAAAGAGCTAATGCAATTAGAGTAAACTCATGGGCAAGAGTAGTGGAGGATTACCCAGAACTTAAAGATCCTAATTCGGAGCATTACAAAAAGACTGTTGAAGTTATCCAGCAGAATCCTTTGTTTGATGATATTAAACAAGCTCCTGAAGGTCATGCAGCAGCAGCTAGATTGGCCGCTGAAGAACTCTTGCGAAGCAAGTTAACTTCTACCACAAAAAAGGTAAAAGCTGCTAAACAAAAGCTTCAGAGTGAGCAGAATAAATTAGGATTAGAATCTGGTAGTGGTAAACAGATAAGTGATTCTCCGTCAACTAAGTTGGAAAAACTTAGAGTAGCAGCTGAAAATTCTGGTAATCCTTACTCAACCCAATGGAGAACTTACCTAAAAGCGTTAGACAATAAAGCTCAAGGAGGACGATAATGGCTGTAATTACAACATATGACGATGGTAACAGGTTAGAAGATGTCATGATGGCAGTTGTTCAGTTGTCCCCAACAGATACTCCGTTTACTTCAGGTATTGCGAAAACAAAAGCAACAAACACTGATCACCAGTGGCCCGAAGATACACTGGCAGCTCGTGGGGATAACGCAGCAGTTGAAGGAAGTGCTTTCACTTTCGGGACTGTAACTGCACCAACAAGGATACAAAACTGTACTCAGATATTTGAGAAAACTTTTCATGTTTCCTCAACTGAAAGATGGGTACGTGGTGCTGGTATAGATGATATGTATCAGTATCAAAAACAAAAAACACTCATGGAAATTGCAAACGATATAGAACACGCATTTATCCGTGGTTCAAAAGCTAGTGGTAACGCTTCAACAGCTCGTAGAATGGCTGGTGCTTTAAACTACATAACAACAAACGCAACTACGGTTGCTTCAGGTACAACATTAACAGAAAGCTTTTTCAATGGCTTAGCTGAACTCATTTACTTACAGGGCGGCAGACCAGATGAAGTATATGTTGGTGCAAGATTGAAAAGAATAATTTCTAGCTACACTGCTGGAAACACAAAGAATATCGCAGCTGATGACAAAAGACTTGTCAACGCAGTTGATGTTTATGAATCAGACTTCGGTCTAATGAAACTTTTCCTTGCTCGTGATATGCTCACAGGAACAAATGCAAATGCTATTATGATGATTGAAAACAGAAAATTCAAGATGGCAGTTGGTGAACCTGTAAACGTATTACCGACAGAAGAAGTTGCACAAGACACAAATGGTACAAAAGGTGTTATACGTGGTGAATTAACACTTGAAGTTCTCGGTGAAAGACATAATGCAGCGGCATTTGCTCTCTCCAATGAATTTCCATCATAACAGGAGGTAATGTTAAATGTTAGTAGCAGCAGGTCAAGGAGTAGTAAACTATTTAGCTAGTGTTGGAACTTCTTTAGTTGATTTAACTGTAGGAGTTGGCAATGGTATAGCTAACTGTTTTATGAAACTGTTAGGACAATAAGTGTACGGGGGGTTTACAACTTAAGCCCCCCTTCACTTTTAAACTTGTAAACAAGTAGTAAACATGAAAAAAGGATTTTTTAGTAACGCACCAATATTTAACGAAGAAGAAGCGAAACATAAACTTATTATGGAGCGTATCGCTATTATGAAAATGGCTGATGAAGGTATCCATAGTAAAGCTATTCTAAATTATTGGTCAGATACTTCAGGAGAATGTCATGCATTTCCCATATTTACAACTGATACAGCTGCTGATATTTGTAATCGCTATAGTGATTTGTATCCTATTGAACTTGAGCAGATGATTAAAGATGTCTCAGATACTAACGAAAATCTATATAACTCGGATGGAATGAGTAAGTATAGAACCAAGATGTTAAAACTTAAAGTGCCAATTATTATGTATAGAGCCTTGCAATATTTAGACCCAGATTTTTGGGAGAATAGAAAAAACATGAATTGGGTAATGGAATATTTACCAAAACTAAAGGTGGGAACTAATGTCTGAAGAACTTGCTCCTATTAAAATACAAACGGTTGCACAACCAAAAATAGATGCGTCAGTTTCGGGTGATGCTCCTATTACTCTACCGGGTCGCACAATGCCACCTGATGTTGTAGAAGCTGTACTTGGGTACTTAAATGCCGAGCGTAGCGAGGTATCTCCCGACGAGCTTAAAGCAGTATACGATTATGTTGTAGACAAAAGTCCAACAGCTTCATCAGAAGATATAAGATTTACATTGTTTGCATTAACAAGCAAGCTTCCAGCGTCTAAAAAGAGTTTATTTAAACAAGTTTTTGATGTTTCACAGAAAGTCGCCCAGAAACGTGACGTTACAAGTACTGTGAAACAAGCCCAAAGAGTTTTAAAGAAAGAAATACCTGTACTAGAAAAACAGGCACAGAAAACGGGAGATTGGAGATTTTATTTAAGAGCGGTAGAAAAAAAGGCGAAACTAGATGAAATTTTGCGTTCTTAATGACAGTTTAGACAAAGTTATGCTCGTGTATAAACATGAGGATATTAAAGATAAAATTGATAAGCTTATCAAGTCAGGTAAGTCATTTGACGATGCTTATGAAGAAGTCGCTAACGAAATTAAAATAAAGACAGGTGAGTTATAATGGGACAATTACAATCAGAAATTATCCAAAAGGAACATTTAGAGTTAACTGATAGTGACGGATTCAAAAGGGTTTTTATGTATGGTTGGGATTACAATGCTTTAGAACCTGTGAAAGTAGCTGTAGATGATCAAGGTAGAATGCAAATAGCATAAGGAGATAAGATGGGACAAAAGATAAACGAAATTTTAAGTAAAGAGCATGACGGTACTAATGAAATTAAAGGTAAGAAAGCTATGCTCTATGGTTGGGATTATACTAACTTAGTCCCACGAAGATTAGCTGTAGATGCTAATGGTGCAGTAGATGTTAGTGGTTCAGCTGCTTTGAATCTCCAACAGGTTTTAGATAATGGTAACACTTACACAACTTCAGCTATACATACAGGAGCAGATTATTTAGCTGGTATGGAACTTAGTTTCCTTCCAGCATCAAGCTCAAATTTGCTTTCTCGTTTAGTTGAAACTAATACTAACAATGCTATAGGTGCAGGTGATATAGGATTAATAAGAAAAGTAGATACAAGTGGAGTTTCTATAACTGGTGACACTATCACATTTGATACCCCTATAGTAGATTTAATAGCTACCTTTGGAACTCAACATTCTGTAATATCTCAATATTTTATTTATATAGAACTTGTAGGGTCAACAAGTGATGATGGACTTTATATAGTTCAAACTATTACAGGTGCCAGTAATAACATAGCTACTGTAACGGATATTAATGGTGGAACACCTAGTTTTCCTGCAGAAAGTTGCACAGCTAATGCTTCATGGGTAAGTTGGTCTTTGTTTGCTTCTGATAGTTTCCCAGCTATTACATCTAATGTATCAAGTTTTAATACTTCTATATCAGGAACTTTATGTATTGGACATGGTAACGTAGTTCCTTTTGGAACAGCTGCAGAAGATGCGTATGCTATATTTATTACTAACGATTCACCTACAGATGGTATTATCGGTGGGTTTAATAGTGACCCTACTGGACCTATTATTGGTGGTACAGGAGCTACTTTACCTACAACTACAGGTTGGGGATTTATAGCTAATCTTACAAACCTTACTACAGGTGCAGGTATGTATCTTGGTATGCCTTACTCTAATGAAAGATGGATACATATTGTAGATGATATTAAAGCAGGTTCACCTACAACATATTTCTTATTAGACCCATCAGGTATATTTCATGATTCTAATGCTGTAAGTGGAAACATTTTACAATTAGATTCTGGTGGAACTACACAACTTCAGGTAAATTTTCAAGGTGATACGCAAATAAGAAACCATGCTGCTATTGGTCCATCAGCCACAACTGCAGCTACAACTATTGTAAGAGTTGCAGACAATATATCAGGAAGTGGAACCGAGTTAATAGGTGTAGATTCTTTTATGAGCTTTAATGGCGCAACTATGGCTAATGAAATTATTGGTATTTATGGAGTTGGTCAAAGTAATGCTTCAGTTTCAGCTACCGATGCTATAGGTGTTAAAGCGCAATCAAGGTCAGTTAGTAACACTTTGACTAATGGTTATGGTATGTATATAGAAGATGCTTTTGTTCAAGGTGGTGCTTCTCTTACTAACAACTATGGTTTATACATGGAAGATATGAACGCTGGCGGCACAAGTAACTGGGGTGTATATGTAGTAGGTGGCTTATCATTCTTTGGAGATGGTGTACAATTAGGACAAATAGCTTCACCGCCATCAACTACAGATGGAACTATATATTATGATTCTACAAATGGTTTCCAATTTAGAGAAGCAGGTGTATGGTTAGATTTATCAGGTGGACTTACAATTTGGCAAAGAACCGGAACTGATATTACTCCATTAAATAGTGGTGATACACTCACAATGGACAATGATATTAGACTTGACGATAATACTGGTACATCACCAATGCTTAAATGTATTAATGGTTCTAATAACGAATTTCAATTATATATAGATTCAGCAGACGAAACTTTTATGGGTTCTTATGGAGACTTTCAAATTGTACCAGGATGGCAGAATCTTTTAACACCACCAAAACTATTTATTACTGCTGGCAGTCAAGTATTAAATCTTACTGTAGAAGATGCAGTAACAAGATTCACTATCAAAGGTGATGATACTCAAGATCCAGGTGGTTTAATAGAACTTGTAGGTGGAGATGCTTTAAGTGCTGGAGATGGTGGAAGTGTTAGAATTTATGGTGGAGACGAATCTGGTGGTAATACCGATGGAGATGTATTACTTGCTTATGATGGTTCAGCGGCTAAAGGTAGAGTTGCAGTTGGAGTTAATACTTTCACAGGTACAGAAATATTAAGAGTAAATGGCGCAACTGAATTAGAAGATGGTGTTAATATTACATTACCTTTAGCTTCAACAGATCAAGGTATTGTTATAAACAATAATACAAGTACCAATACTGATAGTATGCAGTTCTTTGATAGCGGTACTCAAGTAGGTTTTATTAATGCTTCTGGTGTAGTTTGGTCTGGAACATTTACTAACAACATTGTGCTTGATTATGGTGCTGGTATGACAATGGCTGGTACAGGTCGCAGACGTGGTATTGTAAGTAAGCCTGCAGACCAATTAACACCTAATGCGGCTACATATAATACAATTATTTGTGGTGCTGCTGGAACGTCTATATCAGTAAACACTTGGAATACTGTAGATTTTGACCAAACTTCTCCTGAAGCAGCGATTCTTCACTTTCAGATACCAGCAGAATATGATGCAGGTACAGATATATCAGTAGAAATACATTGGGCAAGTTTAGCTACTGCAGGTGATTGTAGATGGCAATTAGGTGTATTAGCGGTAGGTGGAAATGAGAGTTATGTAGGCGCAATATCTTTTCAAACACCCATAAACACAACAGCACAGGGAACTGCGGGTGATAGGAACTCTACAAAATTTACAGTAACAGGAACAGGTTTTGAACCAGAAGATGATGTGGCTTTAATTATATTTAGAGATGCAGGTAACTTAGCGGATACTATGGCTTCAGATGCGAACCTTTTAAGTGTATCACTTGGCTATCTTAAAGGACAATGGGGTAATGGAGCTACTGTATAAGGAGGAATAATGGCAGAATGGGAAAATAAACCAATAGATATAGGAACAGAAGCAACAAGTATTATTCTTGTTAGTCCAGATGGTACTGAATATAAACTTGTAGTAGATAACAATGGTATCTTCTCAACAGAGGAGGTAGCATAATGGCTAACGTATTCGCAACAGAAACTTATGTAAAAGGCAGAAACAAGACTGGTGATTATACTGGTACTGGCGTAGCGTTTGATATATCAACAGGTTTTGAACCTAGAGCTATGCAGATTATAGACGATGCTACTGGTGAGATGATAGTCAAGAACAAGAACCAAGCAAGTAGCAAATGTTTCTTAAACAAAAAATTTGGTAATGATCAAGTTTGTAAAACATACATCCTTACGAATAATGGTATAACTTTCGGAATAGATAAAGTAACTATTGGTACAAGCCAATATATTAATTCCGATGGTGAATCTTATTCGTATGTAATATGGGGGTAGAATATGGCGATTTATAAAACAACGTGTAATGATTGTCACGTAGAATACTTTACAGAGAATGTAGAAACAAATTGCGAGTTATGCAACTCAAGTAACATAACTCAAGTGGAACAATAAGGAGGAATGATGGCTGATGTAAGCGAAGCAAAGAATTTTTGTAATTTACAAGAAATTACAGCAACTGCTGGTAAGACACTAACAGCGACTGTAGATGTTAATGCTGGATTTGCAGTAGTATTGAACATTTACATTAAAGATGGTGAATCTATTATTGATTCTAAAGAGGTAACACCAACAGCTGCGCAGAAAGCTGGAGTTATGATAGAAAGATTACTTTATTTAAACGCTAAGCCTATGGTAGCAGCACTGTAAGGAGGACTGTATGCCAGATGAAAATAAATTGCATGAGCTTGAAATTAAAGTAACTAAAATAGAAACAAGTGTAGAACATATTAAAGATAGGTTAGATAACGGCATCAGCCAAACCATGACTAAGATATGGGACGAGATGAATAAACGTATTATTCCAGCAGTAGAAGATTCACAGTTCTGGATAGGTCATTTAAAAAAGTTTTTCTTTTGGGGTAGCACGACTTTAGTAGTCGGTTCCATTGTAGGAATCGCAACATATATAATCAAAATAAACTTTTAAAAAGGGAGAGAGGTAAAAATGGCTATTGATTTAACAAAAATGAGTGTTGAAGAGTTAAAAGCCCTAGCTTATGACATTTCTATTGAAATGGGTAAGAATAGGCAAAGTTTACAAATTGTTGAGGCTGAGATTGTAAAAAGAAATCAGCCAGTTGAAGCGATTAACGCTTCAGAATGTGAAGCAAAAAAGGGAGAAGAGGTAAAGGATGAAGCAGAATTTAAACCCTGCACAGAAAAATAAGTTATCTTTAGCAATGATTGTTAAGGACGAAACTACTGAGCTAGACTCATGTTTGGCTTCTATAGCAGATTTCGTTGACGAGATAGTAGTGGCTTGGAACGGAACTAACGAGGAGACTAAACAAATACTAGAACGCTATTCCGCTAAGATAGTAAAATATCAATGGAATGACGATTTTGCCGAAGCTCGGAATGCTTCTTTTCAAGCTACTACTAATCCCTTTGTGTTATGGTTAGATTCAGATGATACAGTTGAGGGAGCAAAGAATATACCAACTCTTATGCAACAGTTTGATGACCCCCATTTAGGGGCATTATGGGCATACTATGATTATGACCAAGATGAGTATGGTAATACAACTATGGTAGTTTGGCGTGAAAGAATAGTTAGAAAAGATTGGTTCAGTTGGTCAGGTAAACTTCACGAAGAATGTTTAAAGACTAAAGACTGTATTCAATCCAAGATACCTAAAGAACAAATGTTTATAAAACATCATCCGCAGAAAGATAGAATAAATCGTTCTGGAGAACGCAACTTAAGAATCTCTGAAAAGGTTTATAATGAAGAACACAATTCAGGTGATGTAGACGCTTTTAATGTATGGAATTATGCCCGTAGTTTAAACGCTATGGGCAAGTTCCAAGAATCAGCAGGTATCTTTGAAGAATTTATTGCTATAACTTCTAGTGATGAACATAGGTATCAAGCTTGTTCAATACTTTCTGAAATATATCGGAAGATGCACCAATACGATAGAGCGTTAGATACAGATTTAAGAGCTATTAAGATTAAACCTAAATGGCCAGATGCTTATTTTAATATGGCTCGTAACTACTTCTTAACTGAAGATTGGGATAACGTAATCTTTTACACAGATCTAGGGTACAAGATGGAGCATCCTAAAGAGAAGCTTCCAGTACCTTATGACCCATTAAGTTTCACAGTTAAGCCTTTAGAGCCTCTTACATACGCACTTGTTCAACAAGGTAAGTTTAATGAAGCCTTAGTTGCTTCACAGAAAGCTTTAAAGTTTTTACCTGATAACAAATATTTTAAAAATTGGATTAAGATACTTACTAAAGCTATTGAAAGAGAATCTGTAGAAAAAGCTTGTCTTACAGTTTATGAATATTTGCAAAAGAATGAAGGCGATAAGATAGAACATTTCGTAAACGCTTTACCAAAGATAGCTCAAGACCATCCACTTTTTGTTTGGTTACAAAACAAGCATAAAGATTGTGGTGATGGTTCTAACAGAATAATCATATATTGTGGAACAGGTATCATGCTTTGGGACGCTAAGAGTGCTGAGGAAGGTATCGGTGGCTCTGAAGAAGCTGTAATAAACATCTCACGAGAACTTGCTAAACAAGGTTGGGAAGTAGAAGTTTATAACAACTGTTTAGACGAAGGTATCTATGACGGTGTATTGTGGCAAGGTGTTTGGCGCTACGACCAAAATAGGCCATGTCATACATTTATTGGGTGGCGTGACACAAGGTCTATTATGTACGCTCCGAAAGAAAGTTATAAGGTTCTATGGTTGCACGATGTTACTAAGTACGAATATTTTACTGATGCACAACTTGCCGCTATAGATAAGATATTTGTGCTAAGTAAGTATCACCGAGAGAATTTACCAGAAATTCCAGACGATAAGTTTTGGATAACTTCTAATGGGATTATTCCATCACACTTTGACGAGAAAGTTACACGGAACCCAAAAGCGTGCATTTATGCGAGTAGCCCTGATAGAGGTTTAGAACGTGTCTTAGAGAATTGGAAAGATATTAAGAAAGAAGTACCTGACGCAGAGTTGCATATCTTTTATGGATTTACCAAGAACTATGATGTGTTACACCGTTATAATCAAAACATGAAAGATTTTAAACAATACATCTTAGAACTATTAGACCAAGATGGCGTTACTTATCATGGCATGGTAAATCATAAAGAGTTAGCTAAATGGTTTCTATATTGTGGACTTTGGTTATACCCAACAAGCTTTACAGAAATCAGTTGCATAACAGGTATGAAAACACAAGCCGCAGGAACTGTACCAATAATTAGCAACGTAGCGGCATTAGATGAAACAGTTAAGTTCGGTGTCAAAGTAAACGACCCTAAAGACGAAGCTGAACTTAAAAGATGGAAAGAACAAACAATTTACTATTTAAAGAACCCAGACAATCAAGATGACATTCGTAAAGATATGATGGAATGGGCTAGATACACATATGATTGGAAACGGGTTGCAAAAAATTGGAGTGACTTTTTTAAAGATGCTAGCAAGAGTGAAACCAGATTACAGCGAAGCGATGCTCAGAAAGAACAGGTTTAGGTTAGATCATATTCCTGATGAGTATATGCACAAGAGAATCCTAATTATAGGTGATGCTCAAATGGTAGAAAGTAGCTACCTAAGAGATAAAGGTTTCACTAATGTAGTATCTTCAGAAAGAGATTATCCATTTGGTTTGCAACTCAGTTTTGATATAGAAGATGAATTTTTAGACCAGAAATTTGATTTAATATATTGCTCTCATGTACTAGAACATTGTATGTCCGCATATAAGGCGTTACATAATCTTAAAATGATGTTAAATGGCGAGCTTATGATATTCGTGCCAGCAGAAGAAGATTGTTGGATAGAGGATTATCATATAAGCTGTTTCACGTCTAACGGGTGGCACAATTTAATTAAGAGGGTGGGTTTAAGATTACTTGAGAGTAAAGAGTTTAAGAATAATGATAGAAACGAATATTATTTTAAGGTGTCAATATGATAGGTGTAGCGATTCCCTGTTTTAAACTAGACGATTATTTAGAAGCTGTTATGAAACAGTTTGAAGAATGGAATCGTATTGCACTTGTAGAAAAAGATTTCAAGTTTCATGATCAAGTTGAAGTAAGGAACGATGTTATTTCAACTTTAAAAGATTGTGACTTTGTTTTCACTATAGACGCAGATGAGTTTTTACTTAAAGAAGACCAACACAAAATAGTGAAGACAATGAAAGAGGGCGATTATGATGCTGGCTTTTGTCCCGTGATAGATTATACAAGAGATTTAAAACATAGATATAAACGTGATGGAGAACATATGCCAGTTGTGATAATTGATCCCAAAGAGGTATCATTTTATGAAACTAGATGTGTCAATTATAAGAAACCTGTTTATTTTAGGGATATTTATTTACATCATCTGGGTTTTACTTTTGATGACGATAAACTGGGATGGAAAAAACGTAACTACTGGAATACAGGAAATAGACAAGAGGTTGAAGAAATCATGCAAAAAGAAACCGAACCTTGCGAACTTCCTGAAGAAATTATGGAGGTTTTAAATGCTAATTTTTAGTGAGATGAAAACACAAGTGGGAGAAAGGATACAGAAGCAAGATGCTAACTTCTTGGATAAGATAGGTAATTGGATTAATTATAGATATGATGATATTCTTTCCCGTAAAGATTGGCCTCAGCTCTATAGAGTAGCAAACATAACAGCAACGAGCGGACAAGAAACTATGGGACTTCCTTATGATGCTGCTTATGTTATTAGTGCAGTTGACAGAATAAATAATATAGTTTTAACTCCATTAGATGCTTCAAGAGGTGGAAGGTTTTATGCAAATTATCAGAATTCACCTGGATTACCTAAACAATACTGGGTAGAAGGTGTAACAATGCGTAATAGTATTTCCGAGTTAGGTGGACCTGTTCCTGGATATAACATAAAAGCTTTTACATCTAATCCTTCAGCTCCTAGCGTAGACGTAACTATATGGGGTATTAATGATACTGATGGCTCAGAAATAGTTGAAACTCAAACTGTATCTGCAACTCCAGTAACTTTCACAAAGAGTTTTGCTAGAGTGGATAGAGTAAGCAAAAGTAGTGATGACCCTTATGCAGGTACTAGTTTCGAAAATACTGTTAACATCCAGTACTATACTGGAATAGGTGGACTTTTAGGTACTATAGCAAATATTAGTGGAGCTTCATTTTCATCAAGTTATCTTAATTTACACTTAAATCCTAAGCCTAATTCAAACGTAGTATATACAGTAACATATAAAACTAATCAAATAAGGTTGCAGGAAGAAAACGATGTGCCAATAATCGATTGTTCACAAGCATTAGTCATAGGAGCTTATGCAGATGCACTTAAAGAACAACGACAATTTACAAAAGCTAAAGCACTAGAATACAATCCAAACGACCCAGATGACCCATCAACTTATGAAGGTAAAGTAAGACAATTAATTAATCAGTTAGAACAATGGTCAGAGAACGTACCACAAGCAGTTCCGATGGTTGACCCGTTACCGATAGACACAGTTTGGAGAGAAGGAACTACGATAATTAATTAAGGAGATATAAATGCCAGACCAATTAGATGACCAATTTGCGGTAATAAAAGTTTTAGATGTAAGTGCTGGGCAGTTCTCTGAACAACATCCTACTGACGCTCTTGTTATGCCTCAAAATGCTGCTTCAGCTTTAATAAATGTTGATATAGATGCACTTGGTAAAAGAAAGAAAAGAAAAGGTTATGATTTAATAGCTAATAATGTTGGTGTTAATAAAGTTGCAGGATTAATAGGTTTTGCCCCAACAGCAGGAACTAAGATACTTCTCATGGAATCTAATGGTGTTGTATATACATGGAATGGAGCTGCTGGTACATGGACAAGTTCTATTACACTTACAGCACAAGATATAGCTGAATTTGCGATTGGTGGAAACTTAGCTTTTAGGTTAAGCCAAATAGAGAATGTAAGATCTTTTAATGGTTCAGTATGGGCAGATGAAGGAAACCTTAATACAGATTTTCCTAGAGCTAAGATAGCTTTTTGGACTAGTAACCAACGTATGCTTGCGTTTAATACAGTAAGTGAACCTAACGGAATGTATTATTCAGATACAGGCGATCCTCAAACTTGGGATAGAACTACTGATTTATTTAGAATAGGTCGTGAAGGTGACGAAGGTATTACAGGAGCAATAGAGTTTACTTCAGGTGACGTTGTTGTATTTACTAAAGACAATATGAGTAGTATTAATATACAAGACCCTACTCCTGCAAATTGGACACAAGCTAAAATTGCTGATATAGGCTGTCTTGCTTTTAGAACTTTAAGACAGATGGGACAAGACGCTTTATTTCTTTCAGATGATGGTGTGCGTTCCGTAGTTCAATCAGCGCAGGATAAGAAACGTGGTGCTTCATTACCTATATCATTTCCAATACAAGATTGGATAGATAGAATTAATTTTACTCAAGTAGATAAAGCAACAGCGTGGGTATGGAGAGATAAATATTACCTTGCAGTCCCAATAGATAGTGCAACAGAAAACTCTCATGTATTAGTATGGAGTCAAAGAGCGCATGCCGCTAATGGTGGTAAAGGTGGCTGGAGTATATATGAGAATATAGCAAGTAATGCTTTTGGTCAAATAAACTTTGGTAACAAACCAAGAGTATATTTTGGAGATTCGGGGACTGGTTCAGTATATATGTTTCGTTCAAGTGAACCTTCAGAAGAATCTGATACTGATAATGGAACTAATATAGAATATCAAGAGATTAGTAGAGCATATGATTTTGGTTCTTTAGAAGTTGATAAGACTTATGAACATATAGAAGTAACAGCGATTTCTACTTCAGGGAATTTAATTATAGATGCACAAATAGAGAACACAGGTTTTACAAGAATAGCTGAAATGGATTTAACAGGGTTTTTACCACAATTACCTATAGCATTACCATTTGATTTAGGTGGAACCGTTCTTGTTCGTGAGAAGTTTGATTTAGAGCAATTAGGACGTGGAAGATATATACAAATCCAGCTTACTGAAGATACAGAATCTGGTGACGTAGAAATACTAAGTTATTCATTAGCAGCGTTTATAGAAAATATAGAAAATAACGACTAGGAGGTTTTAAAGTGGCAGTTCTAAATAGAGGAAAAACATTTACGGTAAATGAGACCGTAACAAATACTAAGCTTCATCAGCTTATAGATAACGGGACTGTATCAGATATAGACCAAGCAGACATAGCGGCTGCACATGGTTTAACGATTAGAAGTGGAGCAAACCCTTCTGATACAGATGCACTTTGGGTAGACACTTCTGGTGTGGTAGACATACTCAAAGTTTATGATGGGACAAGTTGGACAGAAGTTCCTACTATACCTTCTAGTGGCCTTTCAACAGGTGACTTGATGGTATGGGACGGTACTAACTGGACTACTGGCGTAGATATGACTTTGCAGATAGCAAGTCAGGCACAAGGAGATATTTTATATTATGATAGTTCAGATTGGGTAGTTTTGCCTGCAGGAACAAATGGACAGTTCTTAAAAACTCAAGGTGCAGCAGCAGATCCTATTTGGGCAGATGCCCCAGCGGTAGTTGGTGAAGGACGATATGGATTAGATTGTCTTAGGAACTCATCAACTGTTATAGATGTAACAGCAGGAGAAATTAATGTTGGTGGGACTATTGTTACTAAAACAGCTACAACTTCTCTTACTTTAAGTGTAGGAGCAGATTGGGCAAGTGGCATAAGTGGTCAAGCTGTAAGCACTTATGGATATGTTGGTATAGATGCTTCAGGTAATATTAAACTTGATACAACAGCTCCGACTCATTCTGATTTTGCTTTAACATTAACTAATTCACCTAAAGCTTATGCGTCATGGAGTGGAACTACTTATAAAGTTATAGGTTGGTTTTATATGAACGCAACAGGTTCAGGTGAACTTGATACATATGGAGTAAGTAATGTTAAAGTTGGTGATACATCTAATACTATTAGTAGTATAGGTTCTACAGATATTTCTACTGGCTCTGGTAGTGCAACCTTGATGAATGCTGATATGGAACTTAGATTTTATTGTACAGGTAGACCTGTAAAAGTTAATTTTGCAGCTCCTTTAAGAGATGCTAGTGGCAGTAATGCGTTCTCCTATATTTTTGTAGACGATATTCAACAAGTACGAACTTATCATACTGGAAACGTTAATAATCCGCATAGTCTAGTATTCGAAGATAGACTTACAGAAGGTGTTCATAAAATAGATATTCGTTGGTCAACTTCAGGTGGGACTATATGGCAAGAAGGGGCAACGTCTGGAAATCGTGTAATAGTAGTAAGTGAGAAATAATGGTTAAACGTAAACATACTTTTAATAATATTAAATATAAAGAACTAATAGCTTTTATTAGAGAACATTGCACAGAATGTTATATAGGAACTAATGAAAGTCTTGACAGAGAACTTGACTGGTTCTTAGCTAACAAAAGACTTTTTACTATTAGAAGCAATGGACGGCTTATAGCAATATGTGCGTTCATGGTATTAGAAAGCCCTGAAGAATTAATTACAGGAGAATGGCCGATAGAAGATGTTGAAGGAAAATATTTATTTGTCAGGTTATTAGGTATACATTCTGCCGCTAGGAATAGAGGTATAATGAGTTATATGGGAACAAAATTATTGAGTTGGTTTGATAATTTAGAATATTTAATTTACAGACGTAATGGAAAGCATGGTAAGTTAAAGATAAGAAACATGGAAAAGTTTATTAATAAGGAGGTATCAAATGGGTGGCGGCGGACAGGAAATGCCCCAAGCTCCTTCTCCAGGTAAGGTAGCAAGGCAAGCAATAAATGCAGAATTAAAATTATTGCCAAGAAGAGTAGCAGCAGAAGAAGCTTTTGCACCAAGACTTGCACAACTTCAAGCAGATATACTTGGCAGATTTGCACCACAAGTTGCAGGTATTCAAGCAGGATTACAAGAACAATTTGGTGGAAGGTTAGCAAGATTTGGCAGACAGTTACAAGAAGAATTATTCCCTGAAGAAATAGCAGCAGGTAGACAAGTAGGTCAAGCTATTCTTGGTGATATAGAAGCAAGTGAACGTGGTGAGTTACCAGCAGGAATTCAAGATGCTCTATTAGAACAATTCAGAGCAGGTGAAGCTTTTGGTGGTAGACTTGGTGGACCAGTAGGTGCAGTAAATATTGGTCGCAAATTTGCAGATGTATTATTAAGACAACGTGGGCAAGCATTACAAAGAGGACAACAATTTGCAGGTAGGATAACACCACAAGCAGCACCAACAATAGGATTAGCAAGTCCATCACAAGCACAGCTTGGGTTAACAGGAGAAACTTTAGGACCTGCATTTGGTTTAGCAGGAGATGTATTTAGAACGCAAGCAAGTTTAGCACAACAGCAGACAAGTCCATTAGGAACAATTTTAGGAACACTTGGTGGAGGATTAGCAACAGGTCTTGGTGGCGGTTTTGGAAAAGCTTTAGGTGGCAGCAGATTTTTCACAGGATAAAAATAAGGAGTATATAAAATGGCAAACAATTTTGGTAGAAGTTTTGCTGAAGCTTTTCAAAGGAGTGCATCTGGTCTTGGAGAAGCCATAACTGAAGGTATAGAATCTGGAGCTAAAAGATCTGTTGCTAAAAAACAGCGTGACAAATTTTTATCAATTCCGGGATTACCTCAAGCTGCTAAAGATACTATTGAAGCAGGGGGTACACTTTCAGAAGGATTAGCAATAGCTAAATTAGGACAAGGTGATGTGTTAAGTCCACAAGAGAAGACGCAAGGTCTTTTCATGGGCAATCAATTACTTCATAGTCCTGATCCTGAAATAAGAGCATTAGGTAAACAGATGGTAGCGAATGCTTCTGGTATAGATCCAACGGCATTAGGTAAACAAGCTCAAACTATGAAGCAAGAACAAACTGCTGAAGATATACAAACAGTAGCAGCTGATGGAGTGCCTGTAGATGATGTAGTAGCAACTAATAGTATACAAACTGCAACAGGACAAGTTCCACCAGTAGATGGGGAAACACTTCCAGTTGATGAACCCCCCATCCCTCCAATAATCGGAGAACGGGCAGAAGAAGAAGTTACACAACCTGTAGAACGTGTAACTAAACCTACTACAGAAGAAGCTAAGCAAGAGATTCAACGAGAAGATGTAAAGCAAAGAAAACTTACTGAAGGAGATATACCTTTGGGTGAGGGTAAGAGAAAAGCTAAACGTGGACTTATTCTAGATAGTTTTAAAGAAGGTGGGGGAACTCTTGTTAATATAGATGCTGAAATAGCTAAAAAAATTGCATCAGGTGCAGCCACAGAATCTATAAAAACTGCTTCTAAAGCGTTAGAAACAGATGTTAATATGCGCCGTGTAATTGCGCTTATGTCAACACTTGTAGCTAAAGCTAGAGGGAAACAAAT